CATAAAATCATAACTCAGGGATCCAACGATGGTCTCCACGCGGGCGCCCAGCGTCGGATCGCCGAGCATGAGTTTGCCGAACAGTTCCACGTAGGGCAGGCCGGCAGCCACGTCGCGGGGCAGATCACGCCGCGCCAGGTGGAACTCCACGGCGATGGTATGCAGGCCCTTCATCGTCTCCGGCGTCACGGTCTCCAGCGTGCCGGCGAACGGATAGACGACGACGAACGGGAACACGGCCAGGTTCTCCGGGGCCAGGCTGGCGTTGCGGATGCCGCTCAGCGTCTTGACCTGCGTGATGATGTAATTCAAGGCATCTTCCAAGTCGTAGGCCGACATGCTTTGCTCCTCAAAGCAATACTGCTGCTAACCTGCGTTCTGCAATGTCACAATACTCCCGACTGATCTCAATTCCGATATAATGCCGCCCAAGCCGCTTGCAGGCCAGCGCCGTCGTGCCGCTGCCCAAGAAAGGGTCAAGCACGAGGCCGCCAAGTGGGGTTATGAGCTTGACCAGGTATTCCATTAGGGTCAACGGCTTGACGGTGGGGTGGTGATTTACACCCTCCAGCCCGGCATTGCGCTCTCGCCTGCTGGCTTTGGCGCAGTAGAAGAAGCGAGAAGCCCCTCCGGTAGACGGCTCTCTCGCGTAATCAATCGGGTTATCGTAAGTGCGTTTAGCAAATGTGCTCTCGTACTTTTTATGCGTGCGTTTACGTTTATCCACTCCCCCGCTTGGCCTCTCCCCGCTCTGCTCATCCAGCATCTGCACAGCGCATCCCTCCACGCACTCCCAGGCCGCCACCTCTTCGCAACCGTCGGCGTCAGAGAAATAATGCCTTTCTTCTTGACCGCCCAAAGCCCAAGAAGATGCTTGTGCTGCATGTTTATCTTTTCGCAATCCGCCTTTTTTGTCTGTTGCCTTCACCCGCTTGACGCCAGCAGGACGGCAGCCGTCCAGAAACGAAGGCGGCATATCCTTCGGCCTTTTGGGTCGTCCACAACAAGGGCAGACCTCAAATTCCATGCCCGCGATGATGATGGTGTCGGCCATTTTTACCCCTGCAAACATGGTATTGACATATCTGCTGGCTTGTGGTATAATAGGGGCATGAAGATTTGTCCAGTCTGTCAGAAACCTATCAATGACCCTAAGCACCCAAACCGCAGGTATTGTTCATCACAATGCGCTGGCAAGGCAATAGAGAAACCAGAACTGCAGCCGCGCCCTTGTGCAAATTGCGGGAAGATTTACAAGCCCCGACGAGCTTCTCAAAAATACTGCTCCCTAACTTGCTTTGGTAAACCACTTGTTAAGAGCTTGCCCACCATGATTTGTGAGACGTGCGGCAAGCCCTTTATTCCATCACCTAATTCTAAAGGACGCTTTTGCTCTCACGAATGCCTATTTCATAAGCCAAGTACCGCCGTTAAAATAATCTGCCAACAGTGTGGTAAGTCCTTCATGGTCAACCGTGCCCGCATGGATAAGGCTAAATACTGTAGCCAAGCCTGTAAGAGTGAAGCTGGTCACGCTTGGCTAACTTGTATTCAATGCGGCAAAACAGTTAAGGTGCGCCGCCATGTTATTGAGTATGGTAGATACACTGGTAAATTCTGCTCTTACAAGTGCGCTGCCACTTGGCAGAAAGGGCCAAACCATAGCAACTGGCAAGGCGGTTATGAGAAGTGGCGTGGCCCTAACTGGTTTGCACAACACAAGGCCGCCCGTGAACGTGATAACCACACCTGCCAAAACTGCGGCATAACCGAATCTGAGCTTGGCCGCCCCTTAGATGTTCACCATATCCAGCCCTGGCGTAGTTTCGACCATAACTGGCAAGAGGCTAACCGCTTGGAGAATCTGACTTCCCTATGTCAGCGTTGTCACACTTCCCTTGAACCTCGGCCTCATCGCAATCGCACCAAGCAATCCCAGGAATGTGGCTAAGACAAACATTCGCGGGCCATCGGCCCTTTGTTGCAGCCTCGCGAGCCTGCGCTTCATCTTTAGGTGAAGTCATCAGACCGGGATATGCCTTGCCGTCCGTCTTCATCCATGAAACACGTTTTTCAAGGAATGCCTCCCTATCTGCTATTTGCATCCCAATTCGCGCTGCATCTATGTTCAGCCCGCCGCACCCCCAGCGTAGCACATTGGCCGCCAGCGTCGGCTCGGACAGCGGCTTGCGGCAGAGCAGCACCGGCTCCCAGGCGGGCTTGAGGGCACTGCCCCAGCCTTGCCATTGCTTTGCGGCATCGGTGGAGGGGGCAGTAATGGGAACACGTTTCACCATCCCGGCAGACGACGGGGCGGCTGCAGTGTAAGTACCTCCCTTCTCTTTTGTGCTTTGTGCGGCCCTTCCTTTTAGGGTGCGAACCCCTGTCACTTCCCGCTCGGCCCCTGCCGCCTTGTCAATCGCCTTACTAATGTCCAGCGATTTCGGAAAGCCAGAGCCGTATAACCACATCAAGGTATCCCGTATCTCCCAGCCTGCATCCTCAATCGCCACAGCCAGCCTATGCCACGTCCTCGTGCCGCCAAAGGCCAGCAGGTGCGCCCCCGGCTTGGCAACCCTCAGCATCTCTCCCCAGAACGCTATCCTTGGTATACCCCTATCCCATTCCTTGCCCATGAATTCTAAGCCATAGGGCGGGTCAGTGACCACCGCATCCACGCAGTTGTCCGGCATCTGGCGCAGTACATCTATCGCGTCGCCGCAGATCACCTTGTCAATTATGTCCTCAAGGGCTATTGACAATCTTACCCTCTCTGTGCTATAATAGGATTGTCGAGGAGTCGCAGACTAGAACTGGCCATATTTTTGTTTGTCTTATCTGAATCCCGCTGGCTTGCTGCGATTCCTCGACAAGAATGGCAGTTCCAAGTCGGCGGGATTTGTTATGTAGACTTGAAAGGCCACTGAATAGCCATGCCGCGCTCCAAGACACCTAGCTTCATAACCGAGATTCCATTGCGTGTCTCACCCGCCGATGAGCACACGCTATTGACGCGGCTGGAGGTTGCTCGTCAAGCCTACAACGCCTGCCTGTCGGAAGCATTACGTCGTCTGGAGCTAATGCGCCAGTCGAAGGCTTACCAAGCCGCCTGCAAGCTGCCAAAAGGTGAGAAAGGCTCGGAGGCCGCCAAACTGCGCACTAAGGCATTCCGCGACCTCAACATTAAGTTCAACTTCCGCGAGTATGACTTGCAATCCTGGGCTACAAAGCACATCAGGCGCCAATGGCTGGGCAAGCACTTGGATAGCGCTACGACTGAGAAACTAGCAACAAGGGCTTTTCAGGCCACTCAGCAATACGCTTTCGGCAAATATGGCCGCCCCCGTTTCAAGGGCGTCAACCAGATGGATTCACTCGAAAGCAAGGGCACCGATTGTGGTATCCGTTGGTGTGGTGACCGAGTGGAATGGACAGGCTTGGCCTTGCCTGCCATCATTGACCCTGATGATCAAGTTATTCAGCATGGCCTGTCTAGCCGGGTCAAGTACGTTCGCTTGGTGCGCCGCAAGCTTGGCGGGCGAAACCGCTTCTATACTCAGTTGATTTGTGAAGGTACGCCCTACCGAAAGCCAAAGAACTTTATCGGCAAGGGCATTGTTGGCCTGGACCTTGGCCCATCCACTATTGCCGTCGTTGCACCAGAAACCAAGACAGCTTTCTTGGAGACATTCTGCAGTGAGCTAGAGTCAAAACAGAAAGCCATCCGGCGAGTGCAACGGAAACTAGATCGCCAACAGCGGGCCAATAACCCGGATAATTACAACGCTAACGGTACGGTCAAGAAGGGGCCTAAGACATGGCGCAAGTCTGGTTGCCAACGCAAGACCCAGGTTAAGTTATCTGAAATCTATCGCCGTCAGGCCGCCCATCGCAAGAGTCTACACGGACAACTGGTGAATCGTATCTTGCGGTTGGGCAATGTCTTTAGGTTAGAAAAACTCTCTTACTACGCTTTCCAGCGCAGGTATGGAAGGTCTATTGGTTTCCGTGCGCCAGGGACATTCGTTTCTTTTCTAAGGCGCAAGGCTGCAAGCGCCGACGCCTTAGTGGACGAGTTCTCCGCGCGCACTACCCGCCTGAGCCAGATTTGCCACGGCTGTGGCTCTATTGAGCCGAAGCCCCTTTCGCTGCGCTGGCATATCTGTGACTGTGGTATAGTAGCTCAGCGCGATCTCTATTCAGCGTTTTTAGCTACGTGCGTCTGTGACGCACGGCTTGACGCCGGCCAGGCTGCTAAAGCTTGGCCGGGTGCGGACTTGCTCCTCCAGGCGGCGTCGAGCCTATCCCAACCGGCAAGAGGCGGGTTTCGGCTCGCCCACTTCGGCCCGAATGGCCGGAGTCGGAGCCGGTCGCCTGTGACATCCAGCGTGAAGGCAGTTGAGGCCCAGGATGCTGTACCCGCCGTTTCTGACGGCCAGGGAGAACCCGGGAGAGACTGCCAGATCGCCCGGAGGCCAAGGGCCTAAGTCTGCCAGATTTGCCTTACCTCGGACTCCATGGCCCGGGCGTAGCCGCTGAACTCCGGCTCGCTGGATTGCACGGCGTCACGCAGGAAATGGAACGCCGGCGTGCCGTGGCGGGCGATGGCCAGGCCAACCAGGTAAACGTTGTCCCCGAAGCCGTGCCGGCTCGCCCAACCGGCCAGGGCCGCCAGCGGCGGAAAGTGCGGGCGGGTCCCATACTCGACGTAGGGGGCATAAGCCAAATTAGTGCCAGTCTCTGCCCACAGCGGCAAATGGGCGGAGTCCACCTGGTACTGCAGGCTTCTGTACAGCGCACCGGTGTCACGCGGTACGTTGGTGCGAGCCGCCATGTAGACGCTGCGCACACACTTCTCCAGAAAGTTGCGCAGCGGGTCGGCCAGCAGAACGTTGGCGTCCAGCTTGCGGCAGAGCTCCTCGGCGCCGATAGCTTCAATGCCAACTTGCATTGTAAATAGTCCTCCAAAAGCTTGACAATCTTGGCCGCCTTGTGCTATAATATCCTGATCTTAGCAGACAATAAGTCCACAAAAGAGGCGATTTCTTTATGCCCCTGAGAGGCTAAAGTGGATGTCTGCTAAGACCACCCGCCCGCCTCAAAGGGGCTTACCATTTAGGATACGACCGTGATTAAGCGCCACAAGAAGTTCAAAGAACCAACGATGCGCCGTAGTTCCAGGGTCTACCTGAATGACCTGAATAAAGGTAAGGTGCAAACCCTGCGGGAGTTCTTGCGTCTCTGCCACGACGTGACGCAGTATTTTGTAGACCTGTTCTGGCAGCGCCAGGACTTCTCGGCCAAGCTGGCCGACCTCCCCACCATCCACCGCGCCACCGAGCGATTTGGCATCACTACTCGCTTGGCGCAAGCCCTGGCCAAACAAGCCAAAGAATGCGTGCGCTCGGCCAACAAGCACGCCCAAAGGCGCAAGCCAGAGCTTCATAACCACACCGCCACACTCTATTCCCATTTCGTCTCAATAGAATCGTACAATGGCACTGCCTTCGATTACGCCGTAAAAGTAGGCGGCTCCGGCGCGCCTGAAGTAATTATCCCCTGCAAGTCCACCGCTCACCTGAACGGCTTCCTGAACGATGGCTGGAAGCTGTCCAAGACCATCCGCCTGGGACGGCGGAGCGACCGTCTGTTCGTGGACTTCTTGCTGGAGAAAGAGAAGCCACCATTGCGACAGGAAGGCCGCGTAGTTGGTATGGATTCCAACTACAAGGCCGGTTTCGTCTTCTCCGACGGGCAGGTGGTCGGCCAGGAGATTTATGCCAAGATTCAGACCTTTGGCAAGCGCCAGAAACACACCCACGCTGAAGTCAGGTCCATGGTCGGTCACGCCCTGAAACAAGTAGACTTATCAGATGTTAAGCTATTAGCCATTGAAAACTTAAAGTACGTCAAGTATGGCAAGCGAGGGAAGTTCTCTTGCGGGTTCAACAGACGGCTATCCCACTGGTTGTACAACCTCTCAGACAATTTGCTGAGCATGGCTGGTGAGGAACAGGGGTTTCGGCTGGAACGGAAAAACCCCTGGAAGACATCCCAGTTCTGCCCAAGTTGTCAGAAGTGGGACAGACGAAACCGGGTAGGGAGCAAGTTCCTCTGCGTGAATTGTGGACACGAGGACGATGCCGACCACAACTCCAGCAAGAATTTGGAACTGCTCGGCGTGGCGGGAGTCTATGGTCTCCGTTCGCTACTAAGCTCAGCACCTTGTTACAATTAGCAAAGTTCTGAGCAACCATCAGATTGCCCCCATACCCAGCTTCATGTAGGGCCAAAGCAACGCTTTCACGTCCGGGTCGATCTTCGGCACCAGCGTCACCGTGCCGAACTCACCGGAGCCGGCCACGCCGAACGGGGCGTCGTGGCGTTTCCAGATGCGCTGTGCCTGGATCAGGCAGGCTTCCCGCACCGCCGAGGGCGCCGTGCTGGCGTAGCCGAAGGTGGCCGCAACCTTGACCCCCTTGGGCACGCCGACCGGAAACGAATAGTCGCCATCCGGCGTGATGCGAATGGCCGTGTACGGCTTGCCGTCCAGGGCGGCGTTGTATGGCTCCAGATCGTAATCCGTGGCGGCCCAGGTGTACTCGTAGGTGTGATCACCGTCATCATCCGTGTACAGGGCCGTCAACGCGGTAAAATCGCCGGGGTAGACTACCTCGCTGTGCTCGGCGGTAAAGTAACGCGTCTCCGCGGCCGTGTAGAAGCGACGGGCGCAGAGCCCGTCGATCCAGCGGGAGACGGACTCAATGACGTACTCCAGGGCCACGTCGTCATCGGTGTCAGTCCCCGCTATGCTCAGCCTGTCCTTCAGGCCGCTGAGAGTGGCGTAGCTATTGGTTATACTCAACCCAACCTCCAACAGGATGCCAGGTAAAGGGATCAGCTCAGGGCGTGCGTCTCCGTGAGTACCACGTCACATGAGCCCAGCGTCAACTGGGTTCTTGCGCCGGCTGAGGTCAGGACTTTCACGTCATAACCCAGCTTCCGACGGCGGGTCAGCCCGTCCGTGGCCGCGGCTTTCAGAGCAATGGCCACTGTGCCTCCGCTCTGGTTCACGGTCAACGACCCGTCCGTCTTGGTGGCATAGGCCGCTCCCTCCAAGTACAGCAGCCCGTCATTGGTGGCGTCGGCGGGATTGCTGACCTGAATCTGGATGATGCTCTCGCTATCGGCGTCCTCCTCTTCCAACTT